GCGCTCACCGTTGACCACGTTTCGCCTTCTTCGGTTTCCGCTGTCCACGCTTCGCCAAGCCGTTCGTTGTCGGCTGTCGCGGTGACGACAGAGTTTGCTGTCCCCGCTTGAGCGTAGGTCGCAAGCAAGTTGCCAGATGCAGTCGCTGCGATGTCGGCGGCGCCGTCCATTCGAAAAGTGCAGAAGAATTGCCCCGCAGCGGTGGTAGAAGCCGTGCCGCTGCCAGAAACTTGCCGCAGCGGCGTCGCTACACCGCTTGCGGTGACATTGATTTCGCCAGAGCCGATAACACCGACTGTGATCTGCGCAACCGCGTCGAACGACAGCGCCCCTTGCGCCGTGCCAGAAACCGCGACCGTGTAATTCGCCGTCGCGCTACTGGTTACTGCAAAGCCGCCGGTTCCAGTTGGCTCATGGAGGTCAAGGCCAAGCCAAAACGGATCATCAAGAGGATAGTTGGCGGCTGTGTCGAGGACCGGGTAGAAGGCATCTAACTGGTCGAGAGTGACAGCCATTACGCAGCCGTAATGGTCAGGTCGCCGCTATTGACGCGCAGGATGTCGCCGTTCCCAACTGTCTTCGCCGTAGTGAACGCGCCGTGCATCAGCATATTGCCGCCGCTGCTCGCATCCCAGAGCGACCAATAGCCGACGGAACCCCACGACCCGGTGGCTGTCGGAAACGTCACAGTGGCGTCGGTGCTTGCGGAGCCACTCGACGCGCTCGCAAAGCTGATGCTCTGGCGCGCGTATCCGCTGCCGGAGAGTTCTGTGCCGCTCGCGTCATCTCCCATGCTGGCAACGGAAAGGCCGAGATAGACCGTCGCGGGCATAGACCAAGCAGTCGTACCCAGAGTGTGGTCGAGCACTTTTAGCTCGGCGTAATCAGATAGTGCGCTCATACTGTTTCTCCGTAGGGCGAGCGGACAGTAAGACTGCCGCCGTATTTAGCGCGGTCTTCGTCGGCCATGATTGCCGCGACCGCCCGATTGAAAAGTGCGTCGTGCTGTCCCGCACGCTGGTCGTCCATCAAATAAATGAACGCCTCTGTCAGCGCGCCGTGCAGATAAGCGTCTGGGTGCCGCGACAGAATGTTGTTTGTCGCCGTGTCTCCGTCGAGCGCGTCGATGTCACCGATGTAGTCAATCTCGGCGACGTAACCGCTGTCCGGCGTCGGGCGGAAATAAATTTCGGTTCCGATAACGGAATAAACGCGCGGCTTACCAGTGCCGTCGCTTGGATATTCCGCGTCAATCGCTTCGGGCGATAAAAACTTCAAAACTGTTTTAGGGTTCGTGTTTAAACGGACATGGCGAATGCGCCGCACATCAGTCGGCAGCGAGACGTATGCGTCGTCTGCTGTCAGCGTGGCTGTCGTCCGCTTCTCTTGACTGCGCGTCTCAAGCTCGCGGTTCATGCGCGCCTCTGCGAGCGCGATAAATTCTGGCGAGCGACCAGAAAGGTCGGTCCTGGCGAGCCAGTTATCGACCGCTGTCTGAAGCTCTGTATAAGTTGTGATCGCCATCAGAGAGAGCCGCCGGTTGTCCTGAAGAAGCGGTTCTCAGGATCGTTGAGCCAACGTTTCCACGCCGCCATGTTGTGCTTGGGGTCGCCCAACTTTTTGACGAGGTCGTAGTACAGGGCGGCGGGGATCTCGGCGACCTTTTGCTGATGACGCTGCGTGTTGCCCATCAGGTTGCCGTACTTCCAGTCGTTCGCCTGGCGCTTGTTATGCTCCAGAATGTGATCGACCTTCTGCTCGGTGACGACGGTCTTGTCGTCGCCGCTGAAGTGCATGTATGTGCGCTTGCCGGCTGCTTTGTCTTCAGTGAGAGGTAGCTTCATAATTTCCTCATGAAAAAAGGGCCGGCACCCGAAGGTGCCGACCCGATCTAATCGGTTGGTCTCGCGTCTTACGACGTGGAGAGGTCAACCACGGCCGCGTGGGCCTTCGGCGCTTTGACGATAAGCGTCCACTCCGAAACGATGGCGAACTTCGTCGCATCGCCCGTGGGCGCCACGTCAGACACCGAGAACATGCGGCCAGGGAGGTGGCCCATGCTGTAGTAGTCGCTGTCGAGCAGCAGCACTTCCGTGTTAGCTGCCTGACGGTCAATGACGACGTTAAGGGTGCCGAACTTTCAGTTCTTTACGAGGCTCTTTATCCTCGCTCCCAGCTTTCACTGGGTGGCGGACTATATCATCACCTTTGCAGGTGCCGCGCGCTCGTGGGCCTTCATCGTCCGGTCTGGACTGTTTGACCTAGTCTCTGGAGCTTCCAAGCATTCCTGCTTGGCTTGCCTGCTGATTACCCTGCCTTTCGGTTTAGGCTTCCAGCAATTCACGCGGTTTTACACGGACCTCGGCTTAGTGAATTTGATCCGTGAGGTACATCGACACCGAACCGATGATGATGGCATCGGTCGGCGCATTTGCCGTCATGTGCAACTGGTTGGTCACCGCGCTGCCGGATGACAGATCGGAGAACGCAACCTTGTTGGCGGGCGACACGACAAGCATGTCGGGCTGTCCGCCGTCGTCGTAGGCAGCCTTCATCGCGCTGTCGATCTTGGCGAGCGTCAGAGCGGCGTTGGTGCCAGCCATATCGGAGACGTCAGTGCCGTCACCGGTCGGCGTAGTCGTAGCACCCTCGACCACCGTGTTGGTGATCCAAGACAGAAGTTTGCCCGCCTTCCGGGGATCGGAAGCAGAACGCGCTTCGTTCTTGAAGAGTGCCTTTTCGATGTCGCGGCGCTGTTCGATGCCTTTCAGCACTTTCACATACGCCGTTTCACGATCACGACCGGCCTTGTCAACGACATCCAGCGTACCGGACACCGACGCAGCCTGGACGCTGATCTGGTGGTAGTTCCCCAGCCGCGTGGTTGCGGTCGGGTTGACGTAGGAAAAGTCCGCGCCTTCGTTCACGTGGTTTGTGTCCGAAGCTGCGGTCAGTTCCTGCACCTGGAATTCGTGAAAAATTCCTTTGGTCGTCTCCTTCTTCGCATTCGAGAAGATCGGAGTTTCGTCGGGGTCGCATCCCCGTCCACCCTTTCGGATGGGATTGGACTATCTCATCGCCGTTACCGGCGCTGGGCGCTCTAGCCTGTTATTAAGAGGACTGAACCTCTCAGGTAGTCTCTGAACCTTCCGGCGGTGTACCGCCGGCTTGGCTGCGGATTGCCGTATCTTTCGACGTAGGGTTCCCGCAGTTCACCCAGTTTTTACCGCACCGACCTTAGTTAATGCGGCTGATCACATTGCTGAGATCTTCCCGCTCACCGACCGCTGAACTGGTCGTGTAAGTAGCCATAGTGGCCTCCTATTTTGTGAGAAGGTAGTCCACGGCGGCGTCCATTGAGGCACGCCCCTTGGACTTACTGATTGAAGCGAGAGCAGATTGCTTTCGCCGGGCTGAGATTTGAGCCTTGCTTTTCGGCTGACCGCCCTTGGTCATCTTCGGAGCCTTTTGCGTTTTCTTCTGCGCCGCCGGCTTTTTGCTCATCAGTTCGTCGTACATCATCGCCTTCCTGATGACCGCAACCGCGCGGGCGTCTGAAACGTTCGCAAGTTCTTCTTCCGAGTAGCCAACCCGTTGCGCGTAGGTGACGACCTGCGTCTTTTCACGCTGCGCTACTTCCGGGTCGAGCCACTCCGGTATCAGTTCCTTTATGCGCTCCTGCTCTTCCGCCAAGCGCGTCTGCGCAGCGGCTTGAAGCTGGGCCATGTGTTCGTCTTGAACTCGCTTCTGCTCGATCTGAACCTGCTCAAGCGCGTCTTTGCGCTCGCGCATCAGGTCGCGCTGCCGCGTGTATTCAAGCGGGTCGGACTGATACAGTTGATCCCAGTATTCCTGGGTCGGCTCCGATTGACTGAGCGCCTGCTCTACTGTTGCAAGTTGCTCTGCGTAGCGTTGCCGCTGCGCTGACGCTTCGGCCAGTTCCGCCTCCGCAGCCTTACGCTGCTCGGCGACTTGCTGGGTCTTCCGCGTGTAATCGCTTTGCCGCATGTATGAGTTTGTCAGTTCCGAAACAGGCACATCGACCTCTTCGTCACCAACCCGAACTCTATACGTTGGCTCGGCGGGCGCCTCTTCGGTTTCGTCTTCGGCTTCGGGTTCGTCGTATTCGACTTCCTCCGCCTCGTCGTAATCCGCGTCGGCTTCAACCTCTGCCTCTTCGGCTTCGGCTTCGAACGGCTCTTCCGATGCAGTTACTTCCTGCTCTTCGACCGCTTCTGGCTCTTCGCTCACTTCAGGCTGTTCCTCTACAGGGGCCGACTGTGAAAGAAGAAGATCTACCGCAGCATTTTGCGATAGCGGGGAAGTCCCTTCCGGGTTTGCTTCCGACATAATAATTTTCCTTGCGTTTGTGAGACTGCCCTATCGGGCTTGGTCATCACGCTTCCGCGTGATCAGTGAACCGGCGTTCCTTTCACACCAGCGTCTAGTTCGTGGCCGGCCATTTCGCCGGTCTGCATTACGCCCACGATCTGATCGTAAATGTCTTCAAGTACGTTGACGGCGACGTATAGTCGTTCGCGCTCTGCGGCATCGTCCGGCGGCGTATCGGCCCACGCAGTCGCGTAGCGCGAGCGCATGATGTCAAACGCCTCCTGGAATATCGGGTTGCGCAACAGGTCATCGGCCTTCGCGCCGCGCGCCAGTTCCTCGCGTAGGCGTCCCTCGTTATCCATCAGGCGCGCGGTATGTTGGTTGAGATATCGGTGCCGCTTGCGGCCTCAATGCCGCGAAGCTGGGCCTCGTAGGCCATCTCTTGCTGACGCAGTTCGAACTTTATCCGCATCTCTTCCATCTGCATTTCACGCTTCAAGTTAAGCTCGGCCATCATCTCTTCGCGTTTAAGCGCCAGTTCCGCCTGCGCTTTTTCGCGTTCAATCTTGACCTTCTCTGCCTCAATCTCAGCCATCGGGTTTTGCTGGTTCTGCGCCATCTGCATTTTCTCGGCGACCTTCTGCGCGATCTGCGGCGGCAGGTTGTCTGGATCCAAGAAAAACTCGTCGGCGCCCTTGAAGCCGCTCGCGTCAAGCATCTTCGCGAGCGTCGCCCGGTACTGCCCCAGCGTGCAAAGCGGGTTGTCGATGCCCATCTTGGTGAGGATCTCTTCCTGCTTCGCGGCGACCTGCGCGAGCATTGCCTGACGCTGCGCCGTGTCGCCTTTGCCCAGCCCGACGTTGATCGAAATGTCGAACTCGTTCTCCCACGCCTGCGGATCCATCGGCACGAACGTGTTTCGCAGGCGGATGATGCGCGGCTGCTGCTGATGCTTCTGCACCAGTTGCAGAATGCACTTCATCAGGCGCTTCACGCCGGTTTCGGCGAACACGCGCGCAATCATTTCGACCTTCGCCTGTGCGGCGCTGACCGTCGCGTTGACCGCGGCGGCGGTGCTGGACTGCAACGCGTCGGCGTCCAGACCCATGCTCGCCTTGGACATGCCCGTCCGCATCTCGCGCACGTTGTCCATGTAGCTGAGCAGCGGGAACGCGGCGTCTGCGACAGACGGCGGCGTAATCGGCTGCACCATGCCCGGCGCGCGCATGCGCACAATCCCACCCGGCCTGTTCGAAATCAGGTCGTCCATGTTCACCTGACCCTCGACGGCGCCCACGCGCGCGTTGTTCATCAGATAGATGTTGTCGAGTAGCTGCCGCAGGATTGCAGTCTTGCTGACTTGCAAGTCTTGCAGAAGCTCGGCGACGCCGCGGCCGATCATCCGGTGCGGCATCAGGATCGGGCTGATGACCGAGAACGGGAACATGTAGAACGGCTCGTCTTCCACGAT